TGGACACATTATTCCAGACGAAGTAATTGCAGTACGATTTGAAAACAGTTATGACGACTACGAAGAAGACGACGACTAAAAAAAGATCAACAACGACAAAAACACCGGCAAAAAAGACTACAATTAGCCGCAAGCCCGCAGAAAAGATTGAACTGACTTCTAGTTCTCTAGTTCACGAAATCTTTTCTGCTGTTTCCTCAGAGAGACTTAAAGCTAAAAAGATTGAGATTCTTCAACGATTTAATGAAAATTTTGTAAAATCTCTTTTAATTTGGAATTTCGATGATTCTATCGTATCCGTAATTCCAGAAGGTGAAGTTCCTGTTCAACCCAAGGAAGATTCTGAAGGCAATCCATCTTCAAATATTCGAAAAGAATGGAGTAAGTTCTATAATTTTGTCCGAGGTGGTAATGATGCAATGAATAAACTTCGTAAGGAAACGATGTTTATTAATATTCTAGAAAGTTTACACCCTGGAGAAGCAGAAGTTCTTTGTTTAGTAAAAGATAAAAAGTTAACAACCAAATATAAAATTACAAAAGAACTAGTTACCGAAGCGTATCCTGATATTCAATGGGGTGGTAGGTCTTGACATGGGGAAGGGTATTAATATTATTCATGTAGATTGTGATCCATCAGCTAAACTAGATGGGAGTCTCCCCAGGGATTCTTATCTTGTCACCTATGGTGACAATGGAGTACAAAAGTGTGACATTGTTCAAGGACTTAAAGTTGACATTTTTGATCAATACTGGGATAAATATCGTGATTTTAGAGGAATGGAATGGACAGATGGGAAAGTGAATCCGAAGATGTGGGGATATCAACCTTCGGACAAGAAAAAGAAAAAGTAGCTTCTGGAGATATGAACATCCAAATGAATTTGGATGCTCTTAAAGATGTTAAAAAACAATATAAGAAGATCAAAAGATATATGAGATCTTCCATATATACTATTGCAATGATGGACGGTACTGAAAAAAGAGTATCTGATCTAGTTCGGGATTCGGAGGATAATCCTACATAAATGGGTAAACATTATTTGCTCAACCTTTATGGTTGTCCATTTGATAGACTTAATAATGATAGATTCCTTGTGGATTTATTAGAAAATGCAGCAGTTACTAGTGGTGCTACTATTATTCAAACAATTTACAAAAAGTTTGATCCACAAGGAGTAACTGTATTGATTCTTCTTGCTGAAAGTCACATTAGTATCCACACTTGGCCAGAAAAAGGAGAGGCTGCTGTAGATATCTTCACCTGTGGAGATTGTGAACCCAAAGTTGGTTGTGATGTAATTATTCATCAGATTAATGCATCCAATCATACATTAAGTTATATCGAACGTTGATATAATTTACTCTAAATATTCTTAGTACGAGAGGTACACATGCTTTCTGCTCAGTATCGCCTTCGCCTTGAGGGTATCTGTAAGAAGATTGCTTTGAGAGAAAATGTTGATTTGTCCGACATGATTTGGGCAGAAAAACTTGCAAAAGCCAATACTTCTGCTCGTGAAATCTTAAAAAAGGCAAGACGCCAAGCTGCGAATCCTGATATGCAGGAAGGTAGTATGGACGATTTCATGAATAAGATGGGATTGGGTGATCCCGACCCATCTAATTACAGAACTGGTTTTGACTCTGCTGATGACATAGTAGACTGGTTCAATCGTGATAAACCCGATGATTGGAGACAACGTGACTGATAAACTTACAGCAGTAATTTATTCTGATGGAAGTCAAGAATGTGAACGTATGAGTATGCTTCTTCGTTCTCTTGGCGGTGAATTTCATGAATACCTTTTAGGTGTAGATTTTAGTGATAAACAATTCCGTATGGAGTTTGGTAGTGAAGCAACTTACCCACAAGTTTCATTGGGTAGTGAACATATTGGTAGTATGAAAGAGTCTCTTCAGTATATGAAGGATAGGGGAATATTCGAATGACATACGACGAGTTTGTTAGTAAAAGTCCAGAATACTATATGGATATGGTACGTCTGATTGATATTAAACAAAAACATCGTATGTCTCTAACAGAGGATGAAAAGGAGATAAGTGACCTCATTTTAGAAGTTCAAGAAAATAATAAGTTGAATGAGCTAAGAAATAGATTCGAAAAGTGTTGGGAGGTCGATGAATGAAACAATCACTAATCCTTGTTGCTTGCTTTTTACCGCTTGCTGTAATATGGTTAGTGATGAAGTTGTCTCTATGGTTGTCCTCTAGCGTATCAGAAGTCAATTATGTCCGAGAAGATGCCAAAAGACCACACGGACCCTACGTGGAAAATGCATATGGAGACGTTGATGAAGAAGAAGAGAATTATTGAAACTAAAGAAATTATTGAACAGGCACTCTGGGAGTATTACTTTGAGAAAGGACTCCCTGTACCTAAATGGAGAATGGAAAAAGACCCCCAGTGGTGGATTGATTACTTGAAAGAACTTGACAATGAAGACCAGAACCCCTATAATAGATAGCAAATACACTATCGTAATGGACTATCGACCCTATTCGCCAGAATGGCACAGGAGACGCTACCTGAAGGAGGCACTGGATAAGTATTTTGATGATTATGTAGATACTGATATTATCCGTGAGGATATTCTCAGTATCCTGTCAGAACGTTCTGACAAAGCATACGAAGAGTTTATGCGTATCAACGAACTTGAGAGAGCACTACAGTGAGGGACAAGATAGTTTTTGTCCTTCCATTCTTTCAAGTTATCATTGCACTGGTAACTCTTTCTAAGATACCAGAACCACCCCCACAATACATCTGTGAGCAGGGTAGAGACACTTATGGTAACGCATATCCAATTATTGTCTGTAATCCACAATGAATAAATCAGATACAAACTTGAGTGAGTTTATTCAAGTTGAGAGATCTATTATTCCTTCATTTGTGTGTGATTATCTTGTGAGTGAAACTGAAAAGCGTGAATGGCGCACTCACAAGTGGTATAGTTATGGGAAAGATGAATACAGTACAGATGAAGATAAGAACCACTATATTCAAAATGCCTCTCCTGATTTGCAGGGAATGCTAACCCCTATCATATCTCAGGTGTTGAATAATTATAGTTTAAAGAATAAGTTTTCGTGTAAAAAGATAGACTCTATTACCAGTAAGTTTTCTAACATCGTCTTCAATAGGTATTCTCCTGGACAGATGTTGGATCAACATCAGGACCACATTAATGCTCTGTTTGATGGTAGAGAGAAAGGTATTCCCATATTGAGTTTGATATTAAATCTCAATGATGACTATGATGGTGGAGAACTATTCTTCTGGGATGATTATGTTGTCCCCCTTAGAAAGGGAGATATTGTAGTATTTCCATCACTATTTCTCTATCCTCATGGTATAATGGAAGTGAAGAGCGGAAAACGCTACAGTGCAGTTAGTTGGGCATGGTAACATGAGAACAGTTCTAAAGATCGATGATGATGGTATTCTAACATTCCCTCCCGAGATGCTGGAAACCCTTGGATGGAAGGAGGGAGATGTGCTACAATGGATTGATAACAACGATGGTTCTTTCCAACTGAAGAAAGATGAAGGGGATTGATTATGGAGATGATTACTAATGTCTGAAGAAAAACAGTATTCCAAGTATCGACTTGACCAACTTGCTAAAGAACTAAATGGTAAGTGGTATCATCAAACTGTATCAAACAATCGCACCGAATACAAGAGGATTGTGATAGAATATGGAACTAAGCGAAAAGGCGAAGATCTATAGGAATGTTTGGTCTTGTGCTTATCAACGTAGACACATGTATCGAAAGTCTGATAGATACTACCGTGAGCATGAAACCATCCTAATGTGCCTGAATATGAAAGGTGCTAAGTGGTGGGAATTTGACACTGAAAAACCAAAGTACTACACAAAATACCAAGAATGATGTCTGACAAACAATTCACTGATCAGGAACTGGAATTAATGATTGATGCTATTTGGAAGCGTCAGCATCATTTCATCGCTGGAGATAGACGATACAAAGAATATGGTGCTATACTAGAAAAGTTGAGGGAGCAACTCCCATACGATTTCACAATCTACGAGCATAGGTAATGGATCACAACGAAGAATTTCCGTTCGACGATTTTCCTTGGAAACTAATTTACAAGGATCGAAATGAGACTCGCAAGTGTTACTTTCAAACCGAAGAGCATAGAAAGCAACACATGGAAAAATACAAACTAAAGAAAAAAGACGTCAAACTCAGTTACAAATTTGAAAATGAGTAATCCTATTTCATTCGTAAAGAATACTCGAACAACCTATAGTATGCAGTATCGTAGGAACGTTACTGAAGTATTGGTCCAGTTTGACGATGAGGATCCAGCATGGATCCCTATGGATACTCTAGAAGCAATGATGAAAACCCTGCTCACCATCAAAAGTGAAATTGCAGGATAATGTGAAAGTAGTGGCAATGTTGGGCTTGCTAATGCTCAGTGTTGCTGCTATAATCGTCGCAGGTTACATCCACGGCGATATGCACTTCGCCAAAGTATTGGAGCACTTAAAGAAATGACACAACGCACATTCACTGGTAAAACTGGAGATGTATGGACTTGGGAAGAAACTCCCGAGGTTCTGGCAGCACTAAAGCAACTCCATAATACCTCTGTCAACAACAGAGTTAATCGTCCTCACGATTATCCTGGTCCACTGTATGCTCCCCACCCAGACCTTAAGAAAGATGCCTGAACTTACACATCACCAGTGGAAACTTATCTTTACTGCTGTTAGAAAGTATCAGATGAATCATCCACAGTCTGTACCTTGTTATAAGGGAATGTATCACGATCTATCATACATTCTTGATGTACTTTACCCTTATGCTTATTCTGAAACTTACTTAGATGAAACTATTAACACTTGAAGACTATCAAAAGGCAGGAGAAACATTCTGGCCAAAGTATTGGTATGTCGCCAAAGAACTGGGTGAAGATGCTAAACCAGAAGACATTCTAAAAGTAATGGAAGCAGTCGGTGGTGTAGCACTCAAACTAGCACTGGAAGAAAAAGAAGGACCTTTTGGATTTAATAAACACAATGAAACAGTCGGACCCGATGAGTGCTGAAAAGAAACTGATTGATGATTGCTTTTATGTTGTAAAGGCACGATTTCTCTGGCACAGTTATGACAAAGAGAACAATGGTTTGGTTTCTGCACTAGATGAAAAAACTTGTATTCATATGACAAGATTCTATCTTAAAGGACTGCAAGAAGGATGGGATGACAAAACCAGTCGTGTTGTAAATAGTGGAGTTGTTGGTGGTAAGTTGTAATGCTATTCAGGATCAGAGTATTTTTGTGGTCAATAGTAGCAGAACTTGAATATCGTTTATACCCTTGGGTAGAAGAGGCACCACCTAAAGATATTGCTCAAAAGTACAATCTTCCTGAACCAGACTTTGATAGAAACTTGCACTATGATTGGATAATGTCTCACGATCAAAAGATTGCTCGTCTTCAGGAAGAAATGATCTGGGTTCAGAGGGAAATTCATAAACTTAACGTCGAATTGAAGACTCATGGCTAAACAAAATCCTTATTGGTTCTTTCAAAAGTGGGGTATCGAACAATCTTCTCCACTTGAAACTCTTGCTGAGAAAGTAGAACAACTAGAAGAACGTATCAAACTCATCGAGCAAGAAATGGTTGGGCAATCTAACGCTCTCTATGAGTGTTGGAACTCTCTTGATGCTCGTATAGATATCCTAGCAGAACATAAGACTGATGTATGAAGACTTGGACAACTTTGAGAAAGCACTGAGTCACTTTGGCACTCGTGTTGATATGATTTGTGCCATGGAAATGGGTGGAAAAATTGATGCCGAGACAGCATATCAGAATATCAAAATAGAACTCAGAGAGTTGAGAAAAATTCGTAAGAGTTGGAAAAAGAATAACGAAAAGTGCGATGATCGTTAATTTAATCGTTGTTGATGACTTTTATGATGAAGTTGATTCTGTCAGAAAGTTTGCGCTAGAACAACCTTTCGAAAGGTATGGAAATTACCCAGGAAAAAGAACAGAAAACTTTCTAGGTGACGTACTAAAAAATCGTATTCAATCAATTGTTGAACCATATGCTGGTAAAGTTACTGATTGGAATGAAGATATCAGTTATACTGGATCGTTCCAATTAACAACTTCTAATGATAAAAGTTGGGTACATTCTGATACTATTGGTAATTGGGGTGGAGTTTTGTTTTTAACGCCAGATGCACCCCTTTCTGCTGGAACTGCTTTCTATAAATCAAAACTTGATGGATCTTTAGGGTATCATGATTACTTCAAATGGAAGTACTATTCCAAAGATAATCCTGGAGTTCGCAACGACATTACCAAGTGGGAAAAAATTAATGAAGTTGGTAATGTCTATAACAGATTAATGCTTTTTAGATCATATCAATGGCATTGTGCCTTAGATTACTTTGGACAAGACAACGAAACTGGTAGACTAACACAAGTATTTTTTCTTAGGACTGAGAAATGAAAGACACTCTTAAAATTTCACAAAATGAAGACGGATCCTTCACAATGGACTGGGATCCACAAGACCCAAAATGGTCCTGGATGAACCAGTTGACACAGAAGGAAATTCAGGTTATTATGGAGCAAGCAATCAAGGACTTCCTCGATGAACTCGAACGATCCCCGCAGTAGTGACTTTTCCTACAAGAAGTATTCTCTCGAACAACTTGATAACTGGGTGAATGATGCTCTGAGTTGTGAGGATCTCACTCCAGAAGACATCTATAACACTATCGTAAAGTGTGTGAATGATAGTGTAGAGTATCACAAGAAGAATCTCACCAAGAGTGTAGAACTTCTTTCACTTCTGAAGGGTCATCGTCCAGTTGAAATTGATACATCTCTTGATGATGTTAATGGTTGGGATTATGATGCGGCAGGTGGAAAGTTTCCCAGACCAACTAAAAAAGATTGGGTTGATTTCTGGGAAGAAACATATTATCCAGAAGAGCACAAGCAGTACACTGAAGAAGAAATGAATGCGATGTGTGATGCTGCTGAAGAGAAGGAAAAAGAGAGGTGCCGTGAGTATAATCTGCGTGAAGCAGAATATTATACCAAACGTGCCGAACTTGATGCTCGACACTCTGAGCATTGGACCAATCCTGGTAGAAATAAAACATATGACCAAATGGTTGCAGAAGGTTGGACTATGACGGCTGATGGTTTTTGGATTAAAGAAACTGACAAAGGTGTGGCAAGTGTTTCTGCGAAACCAGATCCTTACCTTGAAACTGTCAAGGCAGCAGGTGGTTATGAATGGACTCCTAAAGCATAATGTATACTCTTAAACTTCTTGCTCCACTTGTTGTAGCAATGTGTGCTGAAGGTTTGACTACAGGACAGGGTGATCATTGTGTTATTGACAATAGACCACCAAATGTAGTAAAATACTATGAACCTGGGAAGTCCTGCTATGTAAATGGAACTTTCTATCAAAAATGTGAGGAACGTAATGGCTCTATCTGAATCTGTTGAGAATAGTTTGAAAGAAGCAGAAGCATCTTTGCGTAATGCTCTAGCATTTGCTGCTAGAGGTGAGCGCCCAGTTGTTTGTACTCAAATCGCCAACATGATCAAAGATATTGAGAACATTCAGTCCTTTGATGGTATCATGGATATGCTTGATGATAGAGAACCTGGGAGTAGGGGAAAGTTTGGTCCCTTCAC